GTGGCTACCCTGCCCGCAATTCCTATTGTTGTTCCGCCAAAGGGGCTGGTTTGTTCTATGCATTTCAGCGTTACATTCACATCAGCTTTCCCTTCTATCCATACTCCACCATCTCCACCTGATCTGCCTGTTACTTGCCAAATCGAGCGGCCAATCATATACAACTCTCCAACCTGCAAGATGTCATCAGCATTGCTCCTTAACGAGTTAAGAGAATGATTAATATCGTCTGCTGTTACACCAGAACTTTCCACGAAATTAGCATCTCCATCCGATAACTCTTTGCCGCGTATTACAAAATTAATAGTGTCGCCGATACTGCTCTCTACCTTGTACTGAGGCTCTTCTGGGTAAGACCCGTTATGGCCATTGATTCCCATATAGATTCCATAACCACGTCCTAGTCCCTTCATTCCGTTGCTGTCGGAATCTTCGCCTGCAATCTTGCGGCTTTCCATCTTCAGGCGATCTTCTGGGTCATCAGGTCCTGAGATCGAGGGAATGCTGATGACGCGCCAGTTAGTGCGCCAGCTTGTCCCGTTCATTACAGGGGAAAATACGCCGAATTGGCTAGAAGTTGGAGGGTTTAATGCTTGGCAGAAGCCTGGGCCGTCAGGATCGTTGAAGATCGGGCAGGCATAAATATCGTCATTAGTTTGAGGATCTCCAGCCGCAGGTTGCGCACGGGTTCCCCAGAGCAAATCGCCTGGAGCCATCCGGCCACCTTCTGGCTTCCAGTAGAAAGCTTGCTGAGCTTCAGCCAACCCGTCCATTGGAGTCGTCCCAATCTGAACTCCTACGGCCTCAGGCTTGTTCTCGTCTGTGTCAGCGATCTCTTCTCCCAACATGTACAGGGCTTTGAAGCCTTGGTGTGACCCGTAGCTGAACATGCGCGACCACAACAGCGTCGGTGTCGCTGAGATGCCACCGGTGGGTAGCTGATCGTCAAAAAGACTGTATTTGCCGAAGATGATCGGAAGCGGTGCACCCAGCTCGCCAAGGCCTTGAAGGCCATCAAAGTTGCTGCTGCTATTAAATCGAGTGCGGCCCTGCTGGCTGGCAAGTTTTTTATTTGCACGCTCATCCATATTTGGCATCTTCGGCTTAGGCGCCAAAAGCATTGAGACGCCTGTCATGACCGCCCCAACGACCAGGCTCACAACAGCAATGGTGATAGGGTCCGCCACGATGTCAGGGATGTGCTCATACCCGGCAGGGCGCCGCCGGTTTTTATTAATTAATTCGCGTCGGTAATGCCTGTATTCCTCCTCACTGCAACCAAGGGCTGCAATTAGCTGCCTTTCATAGGGGAGTATCGGAAGCGTCTTGTGCTCTCTCCCAAATCCTCGGGTGTCCAACACACTTTCTCGTGTGTTCGATGAATGTAGAGAGTGCCGCGCTGCCATATCACTGCAAAAGTGGGGCCTTTACCAGGCAACCAGACGACATCGCCATCATAAGGGGGCGTAACGGTTGGTTCTCCCCACTCTCTTAGTGCCCTTAAATGCGTGAATTTCGGGGTGGCGTACCACTCGGAGTTCATAGGGGGACGCGGTATTCCTAGGTCATCTAAAGCAGTCATGACCATGTGAATACAATCAATCTCTCCGTTAGAGCCATCAGCTCCTAGACGGAATCGAAGCCCTAAGAGTTCATAACAGTGCAATGCGCCCTGTAGCTGGGATATCACCCACCATGCGTTGCATTAGGGCACGAGCTGGAACTTCACCGCCCACAGCATCAAGAATTGAATTCAGCCTTAGTCCTAGTTCGGTATCAGTCCACGTTCCAGAGGCTGATTGCCCTACGTAACGGTGCAACATCGTGGGTGGATCTTGAGAATCAGTCAAATTGTCGATCAAACAAACCCTGATAACAGCAGTCCACCTCTGAGTGACTGCTTCGTCTAAAAAGCCGCGGGCAATGCCTGTGTTCGGGAAAACCAGAGAAGCATCTACGTTGTCACCTTGACGGTTAACAGAGATACCGGAGAACCCAAAAGGTAGGAAAACATGAGATTTCTTGGTACTACCTACCCACCCAATGTCTTGCCAGATAGCTGTTTCACCGATCCAGAAATTCTGGAAACGCAACTCTGACTCATCAGGCTTTATCAGAGTTAAGTAATGCCCAAGAGCTAGGTCTTCTAAAGCAACTGTTGATTGGGTCATATGCCTACTTTCCTACGTGTTCCCGGCGACATCTGAAGCTTACGTAAGGCTCTCTTCTCACCAACAGCAGAAGCCTGGTTGATGATGGCAGGGACTTGGCCGGCCTTGATGTAATCCTCATCATTGAACTTCAAGACTCCACCGCTGATGTTCACGTTGGTGGCACCGTTACCATCCACCATCTCTTGACCGTCACCGCCATAAGAAGCATTCGCCCCAGCGACAACAGATTCGCCACGCATGCCGCTGTTCCAGCGAGCCATGGAAGATTCCATTTTGCTTGATGGAATTACGTATTCGTCATCGCCACCTTCGCCCACCGTTGCCTGGGTTGGTGAAGTAACAAAGCCACCATCAGCAAACTTGGGGCCGAAATTGCCCCATCCCCCAGTAGGGGTAAAGCCACCACCACCACCACCCGCGCCAGGCATTAATACGCCTAACGCCTTCATGATTAAAGCTTTCGCAATCATCTGCGTGGCCATGTCGATAAATGCCTTGCCGATATTTGCAAACATCTCAGAGAAAGCCTCCTCTGCTGTCTTCGTTCCTGTGATAAGTCCTGTTATCGCGTTACTCATTGCATTGCCTAGCTCTGCTTCAACCGTCTGAGCAAGACTGACAATCATCCCTTCAGTATCTCCTAGCTCAGCTTTCAGCTGATCCATATAGGCCTTAATCTTCCCGCCGCCCTTCTTACCTTCTGCCTCGGCTTTCTCTTTTCTCTTCTCTCTATATGCATCAATTTCTTTTTGTGTAACGAGCAAGCCTTCCTTCTTAAGGTCCAGAATCTCTTGCTCAATCTTCAGTAGCTCTTTAGCCCAGCCGTCTTTCTCCTCTAATAACTCTATTTCCCTATCCATCCCCTCCATTAATTCCTTATATGATTCAACACGCTCCTTTTCTTCCATCGCTATTGAATGAGCAGCATCTAATTTCTCCTCCTCTAACTTGATTTGCAACATTGCAATCTGGACAAGCTTCTCTGCCTCCGTTCCCTTGCCGGCCTGCACTTTCGCAATTTGCGCTTCAATCTCTAGGAGGTTTTGCTTAAGCGCAAGTTCAGCCGCTAGCTTCTGATCACTGACCAGCTCAGCTTGATTTATTTGTACTTGCAGCATAAAGAGTTGCTGCTCAAGCGCTAATTCAGCCTGTAATTGAGGAACTCTATTGGTAGTTGCTTGGCCGCCTCTCGCGGTTGTTTTTCCGCCTCCCTTCGCAGAGGTAGGGGTAGGGGTAGGGGTAGGTTTTTCTATCCCAGGGGCTTTAGCCCTTCTATCGAGCTGTCCATCGCGGCCGCCTATCTCGTTGTTCAGTGATGTGATCGTCCTCTGTAGACGCATCACCCGGTCCACGTTTGCGCTATTAGGGCCAATTCGCTGCAACTGAAGATTAAAGCGCTCAACTTGAGCAGTGATCGCTTTTAAATCATCTTTTGTCTCGGCAAAACGTGGTTCGATCTGATCTAAACCATCCGCGAACTGGTCTAAGGCTTCACTCTCTGCCCCAAATGTAAGAGCTACCGCTCCTAGACCTAGTTTCTTATCAGCCCCAACAAGGTTTTGCAGTTGTAATACCTTATTGAATTGAGAAAGCAGGCCCCCTAATAACTGGCCAATATATTTAATTGGCGTTTCTAAGGCGTATATAACATCCGCCAAAGTCCTAAAGGCATCAGCCATCTCCGGAACAATCGTTTGAGTCAAAGCGACCATTACTTCTTCTGAAGCGTTCTGAAAATCTTTAATCGATTGCGCTGGGCCGCCTAATGCCTCCTCAAGCTGCTCCGCACCATCTTTCTCAATACGTTTAAGGGCATTGATAACAATATCTGCGGTGATTCCCCCAGTTGCCGCAAAATCTCGCAGATTCCCTTGCGCAATGCCTGTCTCTTTACTAATGGCCGTAAGTATTCCAGGGACTTGCTCGGCAATACTGTT